AAGTGGATGTCGTCAGTTAAGGTGCTCGGCAAAAATGTCTTCCTCGGCTACTTTGATACACCCGAAGAGGCAGCGGCGGCTCGTGAAGCTGCAAACAAAGTTGCTGGCTTCCACGAAAATCACGGCGCGAAAGCCGCTTAACCAACAGGATTACCAATGAAAAACGAGCTAGTCAAAATCAAACTGGTCAAGCGACCCACCTTCACCGGCACGTTTGGTCGTTACGCCTTCACCGAGGGTGTTTCGGAGCTGATGCCGCGCTCGGAGGCAGAACGTCTGGCCGCCATCACTACTGTCGAATTTGTCGACGCCATGAATATGTGGGAGCGCAAGCGCGCCGAGCGTGGCGAGCTGGTCGGCACACGCAAGGCCGAGCAGACGCGCAACAAGGCTGCCGAGCAGCGCGCTGCCAAGGCTGCCGTGGCGCTTCCGACCGAGCCCAAGTCTGAACTCGACGACGCCCCTCACACACTCGGCAAGCGTGTTTACACCCGCTCTGAGCTTGAGGATGTCGCTGACAGCAAAGGGATCGCCGGCTTGCGCAGCATTGGCAATCCGATGAATGCGCGCAGCAACACGATTCGCGGCACGATTGACGCGATCATGAAGGCGCAGGGCCTGTAATGGCCAGTCGTCTAGTGCTTTGGGAAAACTCCTTCCAAACCCTTGACCAGTCGCTAGAGGTGGTTGCCGATCGCATTGACTGTGTTGGGTTTGAGGCGGCCGAATGGGACAGGCAGGAGTCCGCGCTGATTCAGTCGTTTCACGCCCTCAACCCCGTGCTGTTTGTGGTCGAAGAGATTTCCACAAGCGATGTCTTTAGCATGGCCATGTTGGATGCCGACGAGCGCGCCCTGTTGCCCGCCAACTTCCTGTACGCCTTGCGCATGGCGCAGGTGTTGAATGCTGACGGCCTTTTGGGTGGCGACTCGACGAGTGAGGCGGGCCGCGCCATCAACAAGCGCAAGGCGGGCATTCTGGAAGAGCGCATTGGCGAGAGCTTCCAGCGTTACGAGCGTTACGGCAGGTTGGCCTCCGAGCTGGTCACCACCAATAGCCAACTTGACGCACGGGCCTTGTCGGCGCTGTCGCCCTGGCGGGTGCAAGCTGTGCGCGTCGCTCGCGCCTAAGCGTCATGGCCATACCTAGCGTCGTCGGCCTCGAACGCAACAGGCTTTTGGTCGTCAGAGAGTCTTACGTGGCGCTGTATCTGGCACATCTTGCCAGCGCATCGGACCTGCTCTATCGAACTGTTGCCGCCGACACCGGCCTTACGCCGCGCCAGGGGCCATCGCTGCATCAGGGGCTTGAGACTCACCTGAGTGACTTTCTGACGCGCCTACAGGGCTTCCCAAGGGCGCTACAGGGCATCTCCTGGATGCAGCGCGACCCGCATGCTGTGGAGTTCGTCGACTCTCTGGCGCGCGAGGCCATTCACGGAGTTTCGGCACAGGCGTTTGTAGACGTCACGCGAATTGCTCGCTATCGCTCTCAGATTGGCATGGGCGTGTTGGCCACTACACGGCTTTCGGCAGGCGCACGTCGAGCAGCAGCGGCGCAGTTCATTGCCGACAATATCTTTCGTCTCGACTCCATGGGGCGTCGACTATTGACGGAGCGCTATGTGCGTGGCTTGTTCAATGTGGCGCTGTTTCGCGCCCGCAATGAAACCTACGTCGGCGGCCATCCTGGGCGGCCATTCATCGTTTATCGCGAAGGCCATCAGCCTGTGCGCTTCGGGGCGAGGGATTACGCGCAGGTAGTGCGCGCCCTTCATCCCTTCGCCGAGCCAATTGTAATGGTTGACAATGGGATAGCGAAAAGGGTATAATCGGCGCATGATCAAGATCAGGTTTCCAAACTCGGCAATCCTTTATCGCCAGACTGGAAACTATGATGCGACGGGAGAAAAGGTTCTTTCTGCCGGCATCCGCACCAGTTGCGCGTTTATTCGCTTCAGGAACGAGGTGAAGGCGACAAACGTGGTGGCCTCTTCGACCGGCATGTCAGGCTCGCGCGGTGGCGCCTGGGAGAATGTCGGGACGATGGTTTTGTTGATGCCAGTGACGGCCCCGTGCTCCATTAACGACAAGCTGCACATTGTCAACCAAGATACGCGAGTCATCTCTGTTTTTCCGCGTTTTGACGTGGATGGGGTGCTCAATCATTACGAGATTGAAGTGACCCCTTGGGAGTAATTCAGTGACCATCCGCGTGCGCAACTTCAGCGCCATGGCTTTGGGCGTGACGCAAAAGGCCGCCGCCGCCTCGGCCGCTGCGCGGTATGGTTTGCTGGAGGTCGCTGGCGAGGTACAGGAGTTAGCGCAAGCCTATGTGCCTGTTGACGAATACAACTTGCAGGCGGCTATCAAGGTTCGCGAGGTCTCGAACGGCTTTCAGGTCTACGTGGACGAGAACCACACGCCTGGCACGCGAACCAAAGGCGAGAGTGTGCGGCAATATGCCTTTCTCATGCACGAGGGTATCGGCTACAGCGGCGTGGCCTTGGCCGGCTGGCCTCGCGGGGCGAAGTTCATGGATCGCGCCGGTGCTGAGATCGGCGCACAGATGCAGACGCGTTTTGTTCCGCGCATCGCGGCCCAGGTACGCTCAACGCTAGTGGGCTCGAAGCTCTTGACCAAGGTTGGCGGCTTCTTTGGCCGCCTGGGCGCCAGGCTGTTCAGTCGATGAGCGTCGACACTGGCAATCCGCTGCTTGACGCACTGTTGGGTCATCTCGTCGCCGAGGGCGTTGGGGTGGCGGGCACAGACCTTTTCGTGCATTTCATGCCAGAGGGGGTCTCGCGGGGCCTGGTGCTGCTCGACAACTTCGTCATGAAGACTACTGAGGCCGGCATACCGGGGTATCGACGCTCGCAGTTTCGGATCATCGTGCGAGAATCGACTTACAAGGCCGGCAATGATCTCTCGAACGCGGCCATCGCCAAGTTGAATATGGCGAGAGTGACCCTGCCTGGGGTGGAAATCAAGATATGCGAGGCGACTCACGACCCGGTTGCTTTTGCTCCGTCAACCAACACAAGGGCGAGAGAGTTCGTGACGAATTTTTCCGTGATTTACGGCCTACTGTAACCGCTTTGGAGAACCCAAATGGCATCCTCGATTGAAAATGTGAAGCTCGGTGTTTGCACCGTTTTGTACAACGCCGTTGATCTCGGCTACACCAAGGGCGGCGTGTCCGTCAGCGTTACCACCAACAAGTACACCAAGACCGTCGACCAGTTCGGCGACACCCCGATCGGCGACGTCATCACTGGCCGTATGGTCACTGCGACTGTGCCGCTGGCCGAGACGACCCTAACCAATCTGGTGGCCGTCATGCCTGGCGCGTATCTGAACGTCGCGGCCGATCGCGTTGATGTGGTTCCGGCCGTCGGCACCGACCTGATCACGACCGCGAAAACCCTGATTCTGCGTCCGCAGGCGATGGGCGCCCTCACGGATGAAGACTTCGTCATCCACAAGGCGGCGACCGCTGGCGGCCTGGAGTTCACCTACGACAACCAAGCCGAGCGCGTCTTCAACGTCGAGTTCAATGGCTACCCGGACAGCACCCAAGACGATATTCTGTTCAGCTTCGGCGACTCCACTGCCACTCAGGCCGTCATCCCGTAACCAGCACTAGCGGTATAAGTCAGCGCTGATCAGTTAGCTGGTCGGCGTTGGCTGGCACAAAAAGAACGGTCATCGCTGACTGTTCACGGGTGGCGCACAACGGCCACCTTTTCAATCCAACAGGAACACACTTCATGGCACAAGCCAACACAAAGCGTAAGGGCGGCGTCACTTATCTGAACGTCGACGATTTGGCCCCGGCCAAAAAGACGCTGACCCTGAAGGGAAAGGTGCATGAGATGCACCAGGTGTCCGTCAGCGAGTTCATCGCTGTTACCAAGGCGTCCAAGGACATCGACGAGAAGGATTTCGACGAACTAAAGGTCGACGAAAAGATGGAGCGCCTGGTCGTTAACGTATCCAAGGCATTTCCGACCATTCCCGATGAAGACCTCGGCGCCCTGAGCCTAGAGCAACTGACCGCGATCATTCGCTTCGCCGCCGGGACATTGGCCGAAGAGGCAGGGGCCGTCGCGGCAGCCGAGTCAGAACAGGCGGCCGAGTCGGAAGGTGAGGAAAAAAACGGCTAAATCCGGCGTCGTGGATCGACTTCGGTTTTATCTTTGCCAAGATCATGCGGTTTTACAGGCTCACGGATGAGCATGTCATGGCAATGCCAGTATCTCGCTTCTGGTTTCTCTATGAGATGCTGCCACGGGTGCGGGCCGACGAGTCATTAGACCTTCTGGAGATAGCAGTTAGGTCGAACGTTGAATCTGGCCCCAAGCTGTATGAAGGCTATAGGAGTGCCCTAATCAAGCTAAAAGGGTCTGTTACAAGCGCTGATGCGCCCGCCGTATTAGACGACGCGCCAGAGCCCGGTTATCAAGCAAAACTTCGCCGTCTGGCAGCAATGGGATAGGGAACAGCGCCGTGTCAAATGACCTCGTAATCGACCTCACGCTTAACGACCAGGATTTCAATATCAGGGTTAAGCGTGGGGTCGACACGCTGCGTCAGCTCGGGGCCGCCGCCGGTAACGCCGGTGGTCAGCTTGGTAAGGCCGAACGGCAAATGCGCTCGTCCCTTGGGACTCTGCGCGACCTCTCCATCGTTGGCTACACCGTTGTCGGCGCTTTCCATACGCTGAAGGCGGCGGTGTGGGATTGGCAGTTGGGCATCGTCGAGGCCAACGGCCGCATCGAAAAGCTCACCGCTTTGTTATCGGGCCTGTCCGACTCCCTCAGCCTGGAAGATAAGCTGGCGGACGCCAAGCATGATCTTCGCGATATGTTCGACCTCGCACAGAACGCCCCGTTTGCGATGGAAGAGCTGTCCAAGGCGTTTGTCAAATTTAAGGCTGTCAAGCTCGACCAACCCCTGCGCGTAATCACCGGCCTCGCCGATGCCGTCGCCAGCTTTGGCGGTTCTGATCTGGAAATTCACCGCGCCTCCGTCGCCTTGCAGCAGATGGCAGGCAAGGGCGTCATCTCTATGGAAGAGTTGCGCCAGCAGTTGGGTGAGGCGGTGCCGAACGCTATCAGCATCATGGCGCGCGAGCTGGGCCTGACTTACGCGCAGCTCGTC